GAAGCATATAATGCGGTTACTTGGTTTGATCAAAAAATGCAAGCTAAGGGAGGGCATAGAGAAGTAGCAAAAGCTGTTGCTACGGATTTATTTAGCAATTTAAATCCATTACCATTGCCATCTGAGTCATGGGATTTATCATATTATTTTGCGAACAAAGCTGCTGGAGAACAAATATTTACAGAATATATATCTTCTGATATACAAACGTGGGAAAATAGTGTTGACGACAGAATTATTGCTGGAATCAACAATGCTGGTATCGTTTCTGTTGGAGTTCAACAAACAAGAAATATCATGAGAGCATTTCAAATACGAGATGACAAAATGATTATTAAGCCGCTTACGGGTGGAGCTGGTGATCCTGTTGTGCATTTTGTCAGAGCTGAAAACCCTATAATGCAGCAAAAATTGGATGCAGCTACAGATCTTTTAGTTCAGCTTAGAGAATTTAACATGGTTAATATTTTTAATAAAAAAGACGTTAATAGAGTAGCTAATGTTCTTGAAAGAAATATTGAGCGTTATTTTACTGTTGCAGTTCCAAATATTGAAAATATTGACGGATTATTTTATCAAGCATATCGTGAAAAACGAGTTCAGCAAGGCGCAGTTATTGATCCGCATAACGAGCAAAAATGGTGGAATAACGAAAGAAAGAACTGGAATATTCAAGCTAGAGACTACGCGCTTGATATGCAATTACAAGCACAAAAAGAGGCCGCTGGAATGCGTTAGTAATATTTTTCTTTAATCAGATTAATTACTTCTTGACAATCCTTTTGGGTCCGCGGCACAAATAAGTCGGGGGCCCATCCTTTTAGGTGCAGATGTCTTTTGAATAGCTTCCAAACCATAGGAAATCGCTCATTAGGGTTTCCTTTGCACTCAATAATAAATCGTGGAGGGTTTTGTGTATCAACGAAGTCCGGAGTATATGTTATTGGAAGCACCTTTTTATTGCCTCTATCGTGTAAGTATTTTTTGCTTGGCGTTTTTTCGTATGATGAAAATCCGCAGTCGAATCCATCGATGATTGTGAACTTGGTTGATTCGTATCCAGCAGGAATTTTGTTTGCCTTTAGCAGCAGATACATATGAGATTCTAATTTTGATTGAAACTCTATGCCATCAATCTTGGTTTTCTTAGACTGCGTTATTTGCTTTTTGCGCTTATATCTCCTCATCTACGTCTTCTAGGTATGTGTAGTCATCGTAATGCATCTCAGAGAGCACCTGAATGGCTTCTATGGTGTCTTTGGCATATACGTTCAGTGGCATGTATTTTTTTTGGTTTATCTCATCTGATTTAACTGGCACATATTTTTTAATATCATTTATCCCTGCCCAATAAAGCAGTTTTTTGACTCCTTGATTTATTTGTGTTTTATGTCTAATATACTGAATTGCCATTTTGTGAGGCACATTAAGTTTCTTAGCAGCTGCAAATACGTGTTGGTCTGCAATACTTATTATTTCTACCGCACCATCTTCACTTAGGTCAATATAGACAAAACACTCTACTAAATACTCTTCGATATTGATATCCTCAAGCATGCTCTTAATGAACATTAATTCAATTTCGCTGAGGTCTTTGTTTACGAATACTTTTTTCTTGTAGTCCATAAACAAATTTAATGAAAAAACCCTCAGCGTTTTTGACAGGGCTGAGGGTTCTTATATGAAAACAAATTAACAAAGAACAAAAATTGGGATTAATCCGTGGATGACTAAAGCAATCTTTGTGTATCAAATATAAGAAATTTTATTCATCTGGATAGTCTCCGTATCCAAATTCAAACACTAGACTTATAAACACTAAATGTATTTTTAATGTTACAAAAGGGTCTTTTTCAGTTGCATCCCAAAGCTCATATCCTATGACAAGAGCTTGATGGGGCCATCGAAAAGAAACAATTAAGTGACTCCAATCTCCCATTAGAATATATGTGTTAGTCGAGCTACTTGCCCGTGTTGTGGATGATGTAAAAAACCTTCTATCGCTTTGGGGTTGTGCTGATAACCTTTTTTGTGATGCCAAGAGTCTGCTGCTGATGGACTGCGTAAGCTCTCAACAGTTACTCCTGCAAAGTCTTTGGCGTTTTTGTGATGCACATGATGAGTGTATACATATCTGTGCTTAGTTTCCGACCAATATTCTTTAGCCTCTACAGCCATAAGAAGAGGCAAATCAGTTGTTTTAGCTCCATCGCCATGAGTTGTTCCAATCAAGTTTGACCCGTATTTAAAATACTTTCGATGCATTGGCGAGACATCAAATTTTATGTTCTGGGAATCCCTAAACCAGCACTTAATAATGTCGGCAAGGAAAAATCCATTGGTGTAGTCGTGGTTTGATGGATTGAATGTAACATGCACATCGGCTACAGTCATTAGCATTTCAATAACCTCTACGTATAATGCTTTAGCTTTTAAGAAGTTATCATACCACATACCGTCTGTATCTTGTGGAGTTCCGGAAGTAGTTGTTCTTTTAGGTGTATCTATGTGTAAGATATCGTTACCAATGATGAGTAATATCTTGTCAATATTAAAACCTAAAGATTTATTTAGAATGCCAAGAACACCTTCTCTTACTCGCTGCACTGCAATTTCTGAGTTGTATTCTTCGCCAGTTTCAAAAGCCCTGGAAAGCTTTCCAATATGTACATCTGCTGGGTCCACAACAAGTAGATGTGGATTGTCTTGAGTTATTCTTTTAATCTCTGGATATGCAGGAGAGTATTCCTGCATTTGCTCAATGATTTCTTTGCTTATATCATTGATAGCTTTTACCTCGGGTCTAACGCGAATAGAATATTCTTTTGTCTTATCCCAATACTCAATAATTGAATTGAAGTCAATCCCTCTTGTTTCGCAATAGGCATTCACTCCTTCGTGGCGTAGCTTATTAAGTTCTTCTAGTTCATGCTGGTTAAGAACAACGCGGATTGGGTTTTGATTTCTTTGCAGTTGCTTTTGTGCAACATTCAAAGCTCTTGCTTCAGCAGGGGATAACCGGACTCTTTTTTTCATGGCTCCATTGATTTTTTAAGTTGTCGTAAATCATAAATCAAGGAGTTAACGGTGTTTTTGCATTGCTCAAATTCCCCATCAAAGGCTTCCTCGTAGGCGTTATTTAGCTTGTCGTGCATATTGTCGAATGTTTTAGCTAAATAAGTCTGACGAGATGAAAGTGCCATTATGTTTTGTCCATATACCAGAGAAATGTTTGTCCAGCAGCCTTGTCTAACTTGCCAATGGCCCTGTAGATTATACGTGAGTTTTTCTTGGTATTGCTTATTTCGGTTTTGGTTGAGTTGCTTCCTAACTGAGCATACATATTGCAATCATACTCTAGCAAGGCATCGATTTTTTTCTTGTCGCTCCAAGATTTATATCCTAATATTTTTTCTGTGAACTTTGTTACGTCTTCCATTTTATAAAAATTGCTCAAGGTTGGGCTTAAAATACTCAGATCCTTTCATGATTTTACCATCAGACCTGCGTAATACTTTACCGCCTTCAAGCTTACTCATATTTGATTTGTGTACCTCTTCAAACATATCAAACACAATGTCTGATATACCATGCGACAATATGAATCCATACAAGATGTACATCATATCGACAATAGCATCACAAACCTCAACGAGATTTTCTTGCTCACAAGCTTGACTATATTCATCAAGCTCCTCCTTAAGTAAATTGAATTTTAATTTGAATTCCTCGGGCTCAATTAGCTGAGGTGTTTTTGCTACAGGGATTGAATAAGTCTTATTGAACTCTCGTACCATTTCCAACTTAGAATCTTTTACACTAAGTTGCTTTTCAATATATAGCGTAGCATCCATCAGTTCTTCTTGAAGATGCTGAAGGAAATTGTCTGTTACATTGTTGTCGAGTGTAGTGCCATACTTTTCAATGCCTCTTATGCTTCGATCAGTATATTTATGCTTTACACTTTCTACTATGGGGTCAAACATTTCCCAAAAAATTTTAGGAAATTTACAAATAATTTATTAAACAACCAAGAGATTATCAAATTTTTCTCGTAATGTTTCAATATTGACACAATTACGCGTTCCTTGTTTCAATAAATGAACAAGTTCGTGAATTAGCCCATCATCTGCTAGCAGAGTATCTGTATCAATTTCTTTTAGCCACGACACGTAGCACGCAAAGTGCAGTATATCTACGGCATTGTCTACAAACTCTTGGTCTGAGCAATTAATGTATTTAGTGTATAGTCTTTTTAGATTTTTTTTATCGTATATATAATTAGTCTCCCCGACTTTGTATTCTCTTGGCAATTGTTTCATATAGCTCCTGTATTTTTTCTTGCAATTGTTTTTGCTCTGTCCTCGAATTATATTTTTCTGTTCCTGTTTTAATTCTGCCAGCATAATCTACTTCAATTTTCATGTATCCAGGCATGAATATTATGGGGTATATTTTTACGTTGTTTTTAAAGCAAATGCTCATGTAGTGATTTATGTTTTGCTCTTCCATTATACCTCAAGATTATCAAATTCTATGTCAAGACTCTTAGTCATTTCGTATGGATTGTTCTTGGAAATAATCCAATTACTGTTGTCCCACACCGGACTACCATCACGCATCTCTGTATATCTTCCATTGTTTACATTCCAACAATAAGTTACATGCGCTTGGTTTTCTCCTAGGTTTGCAAACTTGACCTTTAAAACTTTTATCTTTACAGTTGCAGTTTCGTAATCCCTATGAACAAGAATTCCATGAGGACTCATGTCATAAAACTCGCCACCGCCTTTCACGTCATAAAATGTTGGCTCTATAAGCTTACCCTTATCGTTCTGAGGCTTAGTTGGATGGGCTACTAAGATGCAAACCACATCGTTTTTCTTACAAAAGTTATCGACCTTGTTGAGATAGGCATTAGTATAATCCGTGATACTCATGGTTAAGTTTTGCTTGTCGCGTATTTTGTTGTATGGATCTATAACCAAGCATCTTATCCCAACCCTTCTGACTAACTCTTCTCCTTTCTTAAGCACTTTATCTAGGTCAAAGCCATCTTCATAGTCAATGAAGTAAAAGTTCTTGTTGATGTGCTCTACGCAATTCTGCCAATGAGGCTTTTTAGTTTCCTCATAGGTTGGTGTGTTGCCATATAGCTTTCTGATAAGCTTATCAACGTGCAAATATTGCGGATAGTTCTCGGTAGATGCGTAAGCTGTCTTCCATCCATACATCATGTTGTATCCTATGGTCATTTGGTCAACAAAATCCGACTTACCGCTTGATGGAAAGCCTGTGACAACGATGAATTGCTTGGTGTATGTACTGAATATGCCATCAAATGAGTCTAGACCAATTTTAAATCCGTTTTTAACCCCATTCTTATAGAATTCATCAAGGTCTGATTGCATATCCGATACACGCAATACATTTTCTATAGGACAAGGCATTGCATTGCTTATAACCGACAACAGTTTAGGTTTTCCGTACTTGATTAGGTATTCATTAGCATCTTTGCAGTCTTTAAGGTCGCATAAATATACTTTATCTGAGCCTAGCCTTCTGATTAACTCCTTTTTGCCATTCTCTCCTGCCTCATCGTTGTCTACGCATAGGTAAATCTTCTTCTTGGCCTCAAAGTAGCTATAGAAGTCTGTTAGATAGTCTAAATTGACTTGTCCTTTAGCAGTAAAGCCATTGGGAACACTCACTACTGCATTATATCCCGCCTCGATGAATGATAGAGCATCGATTTCTCCCTCTACAATGACGCACTCCTCTGTGTTTTTGATTGAATCGATATTGTAGAATGTTTTTTGTGCGCCTTTGTAGAGTTTGAAATTCTTTTGGCTATCTCGATATTTAATATTGACAAGCTGCCCATCAACAAAGTAATTGAACTGAATGGTGTTGACTTGACTACCAACCTGTGGCATAAATTCTAACCCTTGTGTTACTTGTGCCTTGTCTAGAGTCGCCTCAGATATTCCACGCCCTTCAAACCATGCAACAACTTTGTTTTGAACTTTGGTGTTCTCGGGTCGCGGTATCGGTAGGACGTATTCACTATAGGCTGGGTCTCGCTCGTAGGTGTGTAGCTGAATAACCTCACCGCAGTGCTGACAAGTACCAAGTCCTCGTTCCCAATCAAGCATCATACATTTTTGCGTCTTTTTCTTTCTATCGGCACTGCATATGGGACAAGTAGATTGTTTTGCCTTAGTGTCTAGCTGATATATGTTGTAATCTTTGATTATAAATTGCTTATCCATTGCTAATTATTTTGAATTCAAATCCCGGTTGGTCAAATAATTTTTTGTCTTTGTTTAATTCATCAAGGGTCCCTGTCTTAATAACCTGCCCCTTCCACTTCCACCTGTAACTACCTTGTACATCCTGCTTGATTTGTTTTTTAGCATATCTAAGCCAGTTAATGAAGTGTGATTTGTAATCTTTTAGGCTGTACTTTACCTCATCCGTAGCTAACAAATGGTCGGTAAAGGTTTTAATGCTTGCTTGTAACTGCTCAATCGACATAGTGTTTTGCATACAGACAACCTCAACCCAAGAGGTGTTGGATAGGCACTCATCGGCATATATATTATTCTTATTTTCTTTCTTTATTATATTCTTATTTATGTCTGTCACTTGCGTGTCATCTGCTTGTCGCTTGCTTGTCGCT